TGCAGTGCAAGAACGAAACGGTTTCAAGTTCAATGAACCATCTGCTATGCAGTTACTGGCTGAACTTAAAGCTAAGTTGGATGCTATTACGACTGAAATGCAAAGGATTTTTCCTCCCAGAATCACTACTGGTCGCACCCACAAAACCACAGGAAAGCCCCTCAAAGACATCATCGAGCCGTTCAACCCCGGAAGTCGCCAGCAAATCGCAGAGAGGCTCATCGAGAAGGGCTGGAAGCCAGAAAAGTACACCGAAAAAGGTAGCGTCATCGTCGACGAAACCACGCTCGAAGGCATCGACATCCCAGAAGCGAAAGCCATAGCAGAGTATTTGATGTTACAAAAGCGTATTGCACAGATTGAAAGCTGGATGGAGCATACACAGCGTGATGGGCGTGTGCATGGTAAAGTAATCACCAATGGGGCTGTAACAGGTCGTATGACGCATCACAGCCCTAACATGGCTCAAGTACCTAATAGCGGTGCTATATATGGACCTGAATGTCGTAATCTTTGGACAGTTGAGAAAGGATGTAAGTTAGTCGGTATCGATGCAAGCGGTTTAGAATTGCGGATGCTGGCTCACTACATGAATGATAATGAATATACGAATGAAGTTATATCCGGCGACATACACACAGCCAATCAAAAAGCGGCAGGGCTTGAAACGAGGAATCAAGCTAAGACTTTTATCTACGCATTCCTCTATGGCGCAGGAGCTGCCAAGATCGGGAAGATTGTTGGAGGCTCATCGAAAGAAGGACAGAAGCTCATTAATAATTTTCTACGCAACACGCCGAAACTTGAAAGGCTCAGAGAGCGTGTATCTAAAGCGTTTATTGAAAGGGGAGTCTTACTCGGTCTTGACGGACGCAAGCTACTCGTTCGCTCGGAGCATTCGGCGCTCAACACGCTACTGCAGGGCGCTGGTGCGATAGCCATGAAGCAAGCATTGGTATTATTAAATAAAGACTTGACAAAACGGAAAATACCGTTTAAATTAGTGGCTAATGTTCACGATGAATGGCAAATTGAAGTACCTGTGAACTATGCAGAAGAAGTAGGTAAAGCTGGTATGAAAGCAATTGCTGATGCTGGTATTGAATTGAAAATGAATTGTCCTTTAACAGGCGAATATAAGATAGGTGATACATGGAAAGAGACGCACTAAAAGATAAAGAAGTAGAAGGCGAAATCATCATTACCCTGTACGCTGATCGCACCTTTTCTGTCGGAACCTCGGTTGATTTGGAGACTACTGTTGACTGTCTAATTGCAGCAGCAGATGGAATTGTCGAAGAAACAATGGAAGGGATCGAGGAAATGAAGTCCTTCTCAGGAAGGCATCACTAAGTTGTATTTATTAACGCAGTACTTTTCTAGGAGTTAAAATGAGTAATCTCGAAAAACCCATTAAGCTTGAGGCAGAAATTCAGTGGGCTTTCTTAAACAAGAAGTCAGAGATGTCTGATCGTTATCAGGTTGATTTAACCAATCTTTCTGAGAAAGCAGTTGCAGCTCTTGAAGCAGTTGGTATTAAGCCTCTTAATCGTGACGACAAGCCTGAGAAAGGCTGGTACATCACAGTTAAAAGCACTAATGAGATCAAAGCTTTTGACCCTAAAGGCAATCAGATTACAGATCTTATCGCCAACGGATCTAAGGCTACAGCTTTAGTTAAGCCTTATGAGTGGAAGTTTCAGTCTCGTACCGGTATTTCGCCATCGTTACAACGCTTAGTGATTACTGATTTACGAGTTTACAATGGTTCAGCAGTAGAAGTAGAAGAGGATGATATTCCTCTATGAAAGCCCTTGTCGACGCTGATATTCTAGTTTACCGATTTGGTTTTGCATCGGAAGGAGACCCTGCAGAATTCGCCTTAGCCCGTCTATCTGAATTCTTGGATAATCTCTATATAGAACTCAGCGTCGATGAAGTTTGGGGTTATCTTACAGGTAAAGGTAATTTCAGAAATGAGATTGCCGTTACTGCTCCGTACAAAGGAACACGCATAGCTGAGAAGCCCTATCATTTCCAGCTTCTTCGTGAGTATATGGAAAGAGCATGGGGATTTGAAGTAGTAGATGGTATGGAAGCAGATGACGCTCTCGGTATTGAAGCATATCGAAACGAACCAGATGAGACAATCATTGTCAGTATTGACAAAGACCTTAACATGATTCGTGGGCATCATTACAACTTCGTCAAGAACGAGAAGTATTACGTTACTGAAGAAGAAGGCATCCGTAACTTCTACCTTCAAATTCTTACTGGAGATAAAGTAGATAATATTATTGGATTACAAGGTATTGGTCCTGTTAAGTCTAAGAAGTTATTAGCAGATTGCAAGACTGAATTAGAGATGTACGAAACTGTATTGAAAGCATACGATGGCGATGAAGTCCGAGTGCTGGAGAATGCTCGTTTATTATGGATTTTAAGAGAGGAGAAACAAGTATGGCATCCGCCAGTAAAATGAAATTGCAGGACTGTCCGGTGATTAAGATCACTTGGATTGATGCTCAGGCTGATGCTGGCTGGGACGAACCAAAAGTTGATATTGCACAATGCGTAACTGTTGGATTCCTTGTCGGTGAAACAGACGATGCTATCTGTGTTGCAGGAACTGTATCAGATCACGAATGCAACAATCGTATCAGTATTCCTAAGTCTTGGATTTTGACGCAACAGTTAGAGGAAACAAAGAATGAAACCGCAATCAGCAAAAGCAAAGGGAAGAAACCTGCAAAAGTGGGTAGTAGCACAGTTGCAAAAAAGGTTTCCACAACTACGCCAAGGAGACCTCGTAAGCACGTCAATGGGAGCCGGAGGGGAAGATGTCAAGTTAAGTCCAGCGGCAAGAGACGCAATACCTTATCAGTTTGAATGTAAGAGTCTTGCTAAAGTAGCAGTGTATAATTACTATGAACAAGCAAAGACACACGGCAATCATGAACCGATTGCTGTTGTCAAGCAAAATGGTAATAAGCCTTTAGTTGTTGTAGACGCAGAAGTATTCTTTGATTTAATAGCGAGGAAAGAATGAAAGTATTAGAGATGACAGAACTCGAAGATGGTGGCGCTGAACTTCAAATAGATATGACAGAAGAAGAGCGTTGCTTTATGATTGAGTTTGGTTTTAATCAGTTGTTAAAGCAATCATTAGGTATGTTTAACGAGCAGTTTGAACCCAAGAAAGGAACTAAGAATGTTAAGTCTACAAGTAAGTCTAAGCGATAACTCAGACAGTGTTAGCCGTACAATCGAGTTTGATGAAGAACACACATGGCTTGATATTGTCCTAGCCTGTGCTGATGTTATCTCAGCTAAGTACGGATATGATATTACTCCTAAAATGAAGTTTATTACGGATGTAACAAGCTGGACAGATAGAGCACATGAACACGCTATTCCAAAGGCAGCGTGGGAAGCATTTCTAGGAAAGAATAGTGAAGTTCAAGAAGAGTTTGACTTCAATAAAATGGATGAGGAATGGTCATGAAAATCCTATTGCTTGATATTGAGTCTAGTCCTAACACAGCCCATGTTTGGGGTCTGTGGCAGCAAAACGTCAGCATCAATCAATTAATGGAATCTTCTTATGTCTTGTGCTATGCAGCAAAGTGGTTAGGCGATAAAGAAGTTGTATTTGATTCTGTTCATCAATCTAAACCTAAAACAATGTTAAAAGGCATTCATGGGCTTCTCAACGATGCAGACGCTGTGGTTCATTACAATGGTACTAAGTTTGATATTCCTACACTTAACAAGGAATTCTTACTACATAGTTTTAATCCACCATCGCCTTATAAACAAATTGACCTATTGCGTGTTGTTCGTAGCAACTTTAGGTTTCCTAGTAACAAGCTGGACTATGTAGCACAGCGATTGAATCTCGGTAAAAAACACGAACACGAGGGTCATGAGCTTTGGGTTAAATGCATGAACGGAGATAAAGATGCGTGGAAGCGTATGGAGCAATATAATATACAAGATGTCGTTTTACTTGAGTCGTTGTATAACTCTTTGCGTCCTTGGATTCGGAATCACCCTAATCACAATCTCTTTGCTGACGATCATGTTTGCCCTAATTGTGGTTCGACTCGCTTGCAGAAACGAGGCACTTCGATCTCTAGTACCGGAACCTATCAACGCTATCAGTGCTCTTCTTGTGGAACTTGGTCGCAATCTACAAAATCAATCAAATCGTCCGTAGAGGTAAAGCAATGCAATTAAAAGACTATATAGACCGCATAAACGAGTCCGTAAGCCCCGATCATAAGCAGGTCGGGGGTGACCATTACCAAGTCGCTGAGATCCAGCCTTGGGATATTTTCATGGCTTACAAGTTAGATCCTTGGACAGCTAATGTAATTAAGTACTCACTCCGGTTTCCATATAAGAATGGTGTGCAAGACCTTGAAAAGGCAAAGCATTACATAGAATTTCTTATTGCGAACTACGAAACTATTGACAAAAACTACTATTCATGATACACTTAAAGGTTCCCCATGGCGTTAACATTGATTGAGATCAAAGATCGATTAAAGCAGATCGACGAGGTTGATTTACTCGAATTGCTTGAAATATCCTCTGAAGACCTCGTGGAAAGATTCACAGATTTAATTGAAGACAATTTTGATAAACTAGAAAGAGAAGTCGAATGACATATAACACACCCTTTAGCACTGTAGGATACATTACATATAAACGCACATACGCAAGGAGATTAAACGAAGGAGATCCGAAGTCTCAAACAGAAGAATTTACAGATACAGTTGAAAGAGTTATTAAAGCTGCTAACGATCAGCTAGGCTGTAACTTTAACGCAGATGAGCAAGAGCGTCTTCGTAAGTATTTAATGGAATTGAAAGGCACTGTTG